GTAAAAAATAGACCCCCCTTGTCAGTTCTCCCATTTGTACAAAAACTACAGCAAAATATTGTGCAAACTGACAGCTTTACAAACTGTCAAACCTGTGCTATAATATGGTTACAAGGTAAGGAAAGGGAGTTAAGTACAGGATAACACTTCAGATAGTGAAAACAAGTACTTGACAAACTACCAAACCTGTGCTATAATATAGGTACAAGGTAAGGAAAAGCTGCTAGTGCAAATTAGTAGCAAGCCTAGCGGTGACGGCTATAAACACCAAACTGAGTGAACACAATGGATTGGAGTTCACGGGACGTGTCGAGATCGTCTTTCATAAATGGCATACTCGAATGAGGAGAGCAAAATGGGCAGAATTGGACAGGTTATATGCAGATTTATATAATGAATAGGAGGAAAATAGGAATGTACAAATTACTGATTGTCTGCAATGGAAAAAGAAGCATTATTGTAGAGGACAATCTGGATGAGGTTCATAAAGATTGCACCATCATTGAGAAGCTGGCTCATAAACAGCACTGTTACGTAACAGTAAAGTGTTACGACGGTGACACTCGGTTATTTGACCGATTTTTTTCGGATAATTAGTCATACCAGCGGCGCGGAGGTGACTTTACCGGAATAGTCCGGTCTGAAAACAGAAAAGGAGGTCATTGTTATGACGAAGAAAGAACAGCTAGAAATTAATAAAAAGGTTGACGCAATTTATGAGGAAATTTACAGCCTTGATATGCACGAGAGAGCATCAGAATGGAAACGTTTACGAACTTGTTCTGCATGTGTTTGCAAATTAGGGCAGTTCTACATCCTTAAAAGCTACAGAACTATAGTAGCTGTAATTGATACACAGGATGATAGCTGTTATGACTTTCTTAGAAAGGTCTACGGCTATACATCCACATCAGCCCAGCACATCGCAAAGTTCCGTCATGACTACGGTGCAGGAAAATGGGATTGTGCCGAGTGTCTTGTATGGAGAGAGGTGTGATGGAATATTACGTGGAAATTAAGAAAGTCGGTATCAGAGTTTACAACTGCACGTTCATTCAAATGTTATCGGAACTTGCATTAGAGTGCATAAAAAATGAAGAGAACAATATTAGCGAATATTTTGGACGCTGACCACAACATGTTTTACGTATCTTGCAAGTATTTAAAATGTACAGGCTACGTGGAAGTGAATATAAAGGAGGTGTAAATATGACAAAATATAGTGTTTCATATTTTGATGAAGATGGTTTCCTTAAGCACTTTGTGGTAAAAGGTGAATTTCATGAACTTTATGAATATCTATCGAATAGGTTAGAGTATCTTATTACGTATGACGTAATAGGTTCAAATGGTGAGATTTTTACAATCGAATTATAAACTTGCATAGCCGACAAGTGGCAAAACGGGCGGAAAGGAAAATAGTATGAAATACAAGATCAAGTTTTACATAGGTGGTCATTTATCAATGGTTACATATCGCACCGATACATTTCAAAACGTGTTATCGTGCGCCAGAAAGTCAATCACGTTATTTTCCGAGTGCGACGAACGTGTCAAAATCTGCATTCTTGACAGTGACGGAAACGGCATTATGTCGTATGTCACCGGAAACAAACCGAAACCAGTTTACACAGCTATCGACCATGTAAACAAGGAACGAAAAATCTACTACACAGGAGCGTAGTATTTTAGAAAAGGAGAAAAGCTTTGAAAATAAAACTTTTACGAATTTTACAGCTTTTAATAATCGTCGCATTGATTTACGATATTATCGTGTTTAGCTATACAGCAATGATTTTTGGGTAATACGGCTCGAGTTAGTCTAAACTAACTTTATAACAAAATATTTAAATATTTATGCAAAACGCTTGACAAAATAAGTGTTAAGAGGTATAATAAATACAGTAAGAACGAAAGATCTTACTACACTGTTAGGGCGGCACGCCAAACCGCCCACCTCTTGAGCGGCAAGCCGACTTAACGCGGTTCATCACCGCGGTCGCTCTTCCAGACGAGTTCTGACGTCTGGTAAAAATAATTTCCGAAACAACAAAACAAGAAAAGGAGGAAAACGGAAATGAGAGAATCAATGGTAACTCGTACCGTAATCGGTACAAAAGTAACAGTCCTTGCAATGGACACAAATACCTGTGAGCCGTGCAATGTAACTTACGAGATCGGGGGACAGCACACCAATGACGAAAAGCTTTTGAATAAGATTCGAAAAGAACATGATACAGAAGTTTTTAAAGTAGTGAAAATCCTGGCTGTAGAGCCGTTCGAAAAACGTTACGGAATGTTAGAAGCTGTATTTATCGCCAATGCGACTGAGTTAGAGCCACTTCCGAAACGTAACTAAAAGTAGGTAATAACACTTCAAAATTCAACCATACGTGCAAGAAAGTAGTGTCTTTAAAACAGGTGACAGGTCTTTCCGCACTTGTCACAGCAAAACAAGAATAAGGAGAAAAACGAAAATGAAAGTATTAAAAGCAAGTAAAGATCTCACAAAAATTGAACAGTACATGCTGACAGTCGACAAGGGTGCAGAGTCCATGAAAGATGTTCCGGACGGAACTTCGATTCCTGTATCAGTTTGGTGTTCTTACGAGGACGAAAAAGAAGATGGTACTATCACCGATATTACGGCAATCATGGACACCAGCGGAAAGGTATATGCTTTCCAGTCGGCAACGTTCCGTAAATCACTGGAAAAGATTCATGAGGTGTTCGGCGGAGAACCGTATGCAATTATTAAAGAGTCTGGCAAGACGAAAGCAGGGCGAGACTTCATCGACTGTCGCTTAGACTATAACAGTGTACAGCATTGTTAACAAATAAGAAAGGGAGGTTTGATACCTCCTTTTTCTTGTATCAATAGTAAAGAGAGGTAAAAACAGTGGCAAAGAAAACAGCAAAGAAACAGAGCGCAAAACAACAAGCTATCAACAAGGCTTACGCAAAAGAGCAAAACCGTCTTAAGTCGTTCGTTAGAAGAGCGGAAAAGCGTGGATATAGTTTTCCAGACACACTTATTCCGTCTATTCCGAAGCGTAAAACTGAAGCTAGTATTCGAAGACTTAAAAAGCTAACGAAAGACGTATTGTATTCAAAAGCTACTTACGGTGGCGAAGCGACATTCGGAGAAATAGTTTCCGGCAAAGAGGGTTTAAATCTTGAACGGAAATTAAGAGCAAAGAAAGCCAGTGAAACAAGAAAAGCGAACAAAGAAGCAGAACAGCGTTTCTGGACAAGCACTGACGGTACAAAAGTACCTGTAACAGACGTACCAGCATTAGCTTATGCACAAGCAGTAAATGATTTGGTGGATAAACTGAAAGAGATTATCTCGACAATGGACGTGTATTATTACACATCTGTTACAGGTAAAAGAGTAAGGCGAAAACCGGAGGTTGCCGAGATAGCGAACAGAGCCTTGAATGAAATTTTATCGGCGTTAGATGAAGTTCTGGAAGAGGTAGGTAATACCATCATGAAAACGTTGCCGAAAGAACAGCAAAAAGATTTTAATGTGATTGACCTCGGAAAGAATAGATTGGGTGAAGAGTTGTCAAGCCACTGGGATGATATCCAGAAGTGGCTAGGCATCATTCATTACGATTCTGACGGTGATTTAGTAAGAGCGTCTGCTCAAGCTATCATCAATCTGTTAAGCAGTATTGCTGGTTTTACGTTGTCTGAATATGCTATGCGCTCATTCGAAGATTTAGACGATATGATGGACGGAGATTACTAACACTTGAAAAAGCGCAAGTATCGTTATTTTGTAGGAGATTTTGAAACGACCGTATACGCTGGTCAAACTGATACCGAAGTGTGGGCGGCGGCTACAGTAGAGTTAAACACAGAGTCAGTCACCGTGTCGCATAGCATCGGAGATTGTCTTAAACATCTTGCATCCTACAAGTGTAACGTAATCTGCTATTTTCATAACTTAAAATTTGATGGTTCTTTCTGGATAGATTACTTAATCAAACAAGGTTATCAACAATCTTTCGTAGTCAATTCGTCTGAATCGTACAGCGTAAGCTGGTTGAAAGAGAAAGATATGAGTTTTCGTTCTTTCAAGTATTCCATTAGCGATAAAGGTCAGTGGTACTCGATTACAATACGCTTGGGCAACGGCAAGTTCATTGAGTTGCGTGACTCATTAAAGCTTTTGCCATTTTCTGTCAAGACAATCGGTGAATCGTTTAAGTTAAAGCACCGTAAACTTGAAATGGAATACAAAGGTTTGCGATATGCTGGTTGTGAAATCACAGCAGAAGAGATTGAGTATATTAAGAACGACGTTCTTGTCATAAAAGAAGCAATCGAGTTCATGTTCGCAGAGGGTCATAACAAGCTGACGATCGGTTCGTGTTGCATGGAAGAATATAAAAACATATTTGAGCATGAAACGGTATATGAGTGGGATCAGATGTTTCCAAACCTCTACGACTTCAAGATCGACAAGAGTACATATGGCGTTTCTAATGCTGGTGAGTATGTTAAAAAGTCCTACAAAGGTGGCTGGTGTTATGCTGTAAAAGGTAAGACTGGTATACCATATGGTGATGGCGTAACTGCTGATGTAAATTCATTGTATCCGTCTATGATGCACTCTGAATCTGGTAACTATTATCCTATAGGATTTCCTGTGTTCTTCCAGAAAACTATACCGGATGTAGCGCACGAAAAATATTTCTTCGTTCGGATTAGAACACGTTTCTATCTCAATAAAGATAAGTTACCTTTTATCCAGATAAAAGGTTCATCTCTGTACAGGGGAACAGAAGCACTGGAAACCTCAGATGTATACCTCAATGGACAATACCATAGATACATCTATGATGGTAACATGAACAAAGTTCCAACCACTGTAGAGTTGACCTTAACAATGACAGATTACAAGCTTTTCTTAGAACACTATGACGTCGAGGATTTTGAAATACTAGACGGCTGTTATTTTGAGAAAAAAAATGGCTTGTTCGATGCTTATATTGACAAGTATAAGGAAATTAAAATGAACAGTAAGGGAGCAATGCGTCAGTTGGCAAAACTTTTCTTGAACAACCTGTACGGGAAGTTTGCAAGTAGCACGGACAGTTCATTTAAGGTAGCATATCTGAAAGATGACAACTCAATCGGGTTCCGTAGCGTAGAAGCGCACGACAAACAGCCTGGCTATATACCGATCGGTTCGGCGATAACAAGTTACGCACGTAACTTTACGATCAGAGCGGCACAAGCGAACTATCATGGTGTAGACAAAGCAGGTTTTATATATGCCGATACAGATAGTATTCACTGTAACTTAAAACCAGAAGAAGTAAAGGGTATTAAGGTACACAACACAGCTTTTTGTTGCTGGAAATTGGAAAGCAAATGGGATAAGGCTATTTTCACTCGTCAGAAAACATACATTGAACACGTAGTTGAAGAAGATCTTGAGTTGAAAGACAACGAATGGGTTGGTGAGAAAGTTGACCCTTATTATAATGTAAAATGTGCCGGCATGCCGAGCAAGTGTAAAGACCTGTTCATCAGAAGTATGGAAGATAAGCAAGGAAAACCGGATGACTGGAAAGAGGAAGAGAAAGATTTCTTATTCGATGAAACTGACAAACCTATTCACAGAGATTTAACTGATTTTACTTATGGAATGACTGTTCCCGGAAAGCTGATGCCAAAGCGTATTCCCGGCGGCGTGTTGCTCTGCGAAACAACATATAAAATGAGGTGATAAAAAATGAAGATTGAAACATCAAGCAAAAGTGTAGCAACAATTACATTGACACCATTTGATCTGTTTGCAATGCGGTACGGCTTAGTAATTGCAGACCCTAAGAACAATGTAGAAATTATTTATGATTCTACTAAAGAGGTAAAAAATCATCTGAATAAAGTGTTTGGAACAGGTCTGTACACCGAATACGTCACAGGAAAAGGAATGAAGTTGAAAGCACTACTCACGATTCTTACTACCAGCGATGTTACTATCGTTAGACCAGAAAAAAATTATTTCTTTGAAAAAATTACGACCAACTGGGCATTTGAAAAGTTAGGTGAAAGAATTATTAAAGCCGTTGGTGTTCTTGATAACCGTCTTTTTATTGAATTGGAGGATGAATACTATGACGCTGGAAGAGTTTAGATTATACATCTCACCGTCTGTATACTGCATAGTGATTGATATTTCAGACTACGATAACGGAAAAGAAATTTTCAAAGGAAGATGTGAAAAAATGATACGTTACTGTGACGAACTGAAACCAGAAAAATATATGATCTGGAGCATTACACTAGACAAATTAAGAGGTTGGCTTGTAATTCGTGTATACAAGAAAGGTTTGTTTAAGAGTAATTAAAAAGAAGCAGGGAGCTTACTAGGTAAGTTATCCCTGCTTCTTACATATATCTTTAACCACTGAACACACCACGCCTGCTTGCCTAGCAGTAAATAAGTAAGGCAGTATATTTTCAACTGGGCACCCTTTCTTATCATGATATGAAACAATGGTAGATACCATAATTATCTGTACGACAACGCCGCCAGCGTTGCTTCTTTGCATTCCAGATTCTTGAACCGGAACGCACCCTTGCTGAACAGAAAACGCATGTTCATGATAAATATATCGTGCTTCTGTAGCATCAAGTAGTTGATCTGATGATCTTCGGTTGTAACTGTGATCTTGTATGGATAAGTTAAGTCTGGCTTATCATCGACATACACCACACCTTTTTCTACATATTCTTTAACACCATACTCTTTTCCCATATATCTTAGTGTACAAACATACTTGCATTTTCCTTGCATTGTTTCAACAAAAGAGTAATTGTCATTCAGATACACGGCTTCGGTGGAATACTTCATGTAATCATCTTCGGCAAAAGCTTTTGCAAAACCAGATTGTTTCATTGCTTTCGCCGCACTGTCAACATAACCTTGTTCCAATACCCATCCACTTCCACGTAGGAATTTCGTATTAGACTGTAATCTACTTCCTATTTTCATAGCACTGTAGTATGGATTTAATAGAGTTACGGGGTTTGACATCATGTATACAGGAACATAACGAGTCTGTTCTCCCTGTCCACGAGCAATAGAAGTGTGAATGCTCTGGAACTTTTTTACTTCCTTATCGCAGTAATGGTTTGTCTCCGACTGAAACTCGTCAAATAAAATGCGGTCAACGTCAGAAAATAAATGCGAATATTTTTTAAGCTGATCGGCACTGTTTAATGTGATAGCGTATCCGCAGGAACGCTCATCCAGATATAACTCATGAAAGATACCATGAGCAAGTCTCTTACTTGTCATTTCCATACTAGGAAAGAACAGAGTTTTCAAGTCTTTAAAGAATTTGTCAGACACATTGTCCAGTTCGTAGTTAAACCGGTAAAGTAGTGCGAACTTTTCATTGAAGTTTATGAAACGCCGAACAGAATACCGTCCAAAATACGTAGTCTTACCTCCTGTTCGGTTTGTCGTGACCATATAAATTTCCGGTCGTTGTCCGTCAAGATCTTTGAGCGAAAGAAGTTTCGTTCCATCGTAATATTTTGACATTCAAACATTCTTCCTTTCCAATATTTTGTTTCTAAAAATATTATATCATAAAAGCTTGACAAAATCAACCCTAAGTGTTATGATGAAATTACGAAAGAGAGGTGAAGAAAATGGATTTAGCACAGATTGGACAGTTTATCAGTCAGTATGGATTTCCTATTGTGTGTTGCGGTGTACTGTTTTGGGATCACTTGAAAACAGAACAGCGGCGTGAGGAAGATAACGAGATGCATAAGGAAGAGGTTGCCGAATTACGTAAGAGCATTGAAGCAAATACACTAGCAATCAATTCTTTGTGCATTCATCTAGGAGGTGAAAATAATGCCTAAAATTGAAACAGCAGTAGCATGGGCGGAACAGATTGCCGCCGATGACCGTCACGGTTATTCACAGGTACACAGAAACAGTCCGGACTATGACTGTAGTTCACTGGTTGGAACAGCGTTAAGTAAGGCAGGCTTTGCTGTCAGTAAATATAGTACAACGCGCAACCTTGAATCACAGCTTATCAAGTGCGGGTTTAAAAAGTGCCATGCTCCGTGGAAACGCGGTGACATTCATCTTGCCGCTGGGCATCATGTTACAATGTCAACGGACGCTTCACTCATCGTTCACGCCAGTCAGTCAGAGAACGGTGGAATTGATGGTGAGACAGGTGATCAGACTGGAAGAGAAATATGCGTTAGACCTTATTACGTTCTGCCATATGAAAATACCGTCCATTATCGTTATATTGGAAATGAAAAACCACAGGAGATTGTAGAGCCAATCAGAGCAGAACCCGCACGTAGCTTCGATCGAAAAATCGCAGGTGCGTATCACACCAATGATCGTTACAAGTTGCGTGTTGGTGCTGGAATGGATAAAGCAGTAATTTTAACTTTACCTACAGGAACTGGCGTTAGAAACTATGGGTATTATACCGGAATATGGTATCTGGTAAAAGCAGTAGTTAATGGTAACGTTTATACTGGTTACGTAGCAAAAGAGGGTTTAGATCGTGGCTAACATTAACACTTCATGGTCTTGGGCGGTGTCTACCTGTAATCGACCAAACGTCGGTTATTCACAGACATACCGGGAACAGCAGACAGTAAACGGAATAACCTACTATGACTGTTCCTCATTTGTCTGGTACGCACTTGTTGCGGGCGCATTCCCCGTCATTGAGACTTACGGTTCCCTACGTCCGTTCACTACTTCCGATATTATACCAGTTCTGCAATCAATGGGATTTACAGAAGTACCTGTTTCGAATGCATGGAAACCGGGTGATATTCTCTGGCGGTCGGGTCACACCGAAATGGTATATCGTGGACGGATAACAATGGGTGCGCACACAGATGACGCACCACTTGACCAACAAGTAAGCATCAGCACTACGGAGTCATCTCCGAGCAACTGGTCACGTTGCTTTAGGTATGGGTCTGGTGGTTCCGGTGTTGGTGCATCTGCTTACGTTGCCGCCGCAATATGCGGTAACTGGATGCAGGAAAGTACATTAAACCCGGGACAGTGGGAACTAGGATATAAGCAGGGTTTTGGTTTAGGACAATGGACTGACAACTCTGAGACGAACAGACGCACACAGTTGCTTAACTGGTTACATGATAATGGGTATGCATCGAACGATGGAAACGGTCAGCTTGCCTATTTCATTCATGAAAATATCTGGTATCAGTCCGGCGTTGCCGCAAACTTTGACAACTTGTCAGCGTTCTTGTCCAGTACAAGTAACGATATTTCCATGTTGACAGAAGCGTTCATGCGCGGATGGGAGGGTATTAGTGATTCCTCCCTTTCCTATCGTATTTCATGCGCAAACACTTATCTTGAGTATTTTAACACCCACGCTTCGGACACACCGTCTGCATGGTACAACGAAGAATCTTACGACAATCCTAGTTCAACGCTTCTCTCTTTCGGAAGTGAAGCCAATTTAAACAATGCTTTGTTGATTTTCCTTTTCTTGTCTGGCGGTGACGTACCACCGTTGCCGCCGATAAAAAAGAAAAAGAAGATGCCTGTTTGGATGATGTGCAAATATTTCATTTAAGGAGAATCATTATGGCAGTAAGAACTACACAGGAAATTATTGACGCACTGAAATCTTCTTTTGGTGAGTCGCCAGACGATACACAGCTTGCCATGTTGGAAGATGTATCAGACACGTTTTCTGATCTTAATGCAAAGTCAGCAGAGGACTGGAAAACAAAGTATGAAGAAAATGACAAGGCATGGCGCAAGCGTTATACTGACCGTTTTAGCGGTAACGATGAACCGGAACCAGATACAACCGAAGATGATTCCGATTCACCAAAACCATTAACATATGAAAGTCTTTTCAAGACAGAATAGGAGGAAATAGAAATGCCTAGAAGAATTGCAAAATCAACCTTGCAGGCATCAACGCTTGACATCATGAATGTTATTCGCCAGAATGCATCCTATGATTATCAGCAGTCTGTGCCAGTTGTCGCTAAAGCAAGCGACATTCCGAAAGTCGGTGAAGTAATCTGTGGTACCCCAGCTTTTGCTAACCAGTACATTAACGCGCTTGTCAACCGTATCGCGCTTGTAATGGCAAAAAGTGCTACATTCAACAACCCGTATGCATCACTCAAAAAAGGTTATCTTGAGTTCGGTGAAACCGTCGAAGAAATCTTTGTGCAGATTGCAAAGGTTGTTGATTACACGCCAGAAAAAGGAGCGGCGCGCGAATTTAAGCGTACACTTCCAGATGTAAAAACCGCATTCCACACGATGAACTGGCGCGTTATGTATCCGGTAACAATACAGGACGAAGATTTACGTCTTGCTTTCTTAGCTGAATCCGGTGTACAGGATTTAGTTGCTAAAATCGTAGAATCTGTTTACAAGGCTGCTGAGTATGACGAGTTTCTGCTGTTCAAGTATCTGCTCATTAAGGGTGTATCACATGGAAAAATGTTTCCAATGTCCATCGGTTCTGGCACTAATCTGGAAGAAGCTGGTGCTACGTTTCGCGGTGCTTCGAATGATCTTACTTTCATGAAAACAAAGTACAACGCTTCTGGTGTGCGTACCACCACACCGCGTGAAAACCAGGCTATCTTTATGGACAGTTGGTTTAATGCTAAATACGACGTTGGTGTTCTTGCCGCCGCGTTCAATATGGACAAAGCAACTTACACAGGCGCGCTTCATCTGATTGACGACTGGACTTCATTTGACAATGAACGGTTCGATGTTATCCGTGAGAACTCTGACGGACTTGAAGAGGTAACCGCAGATGAACTGGCTATCATGAAAAACGTAAAGGCGGTTCTGATTGATACAGATTGGTTCCAGGTTTACGATAACAACGCAAAATTCACCGAACAGTATTGTGCGTCTGGAATGTACTGGAATTATTTCTACCATGTTTGGAAAACTATTTCCAGTTCTCCGTTTTCAAATGCAATCGTGTTTGTTACCGATACGGCTGAAATCGCACCGAAAGATTCTTACACAGTTGAAATTACTGGAAAAGATACCAGTGACGTTGCAACAGTATTTACACTCGGTGTGCAGGATGATACAGCTACGCTTGTACAGGGAACATATCAGTTCAAGCAGACCGAACAGGCAACAACTGATGGTATCGCCATTCTTCCGTATGGTGCTATTATGATTCCTGCATCCTCGTCGGCTAAGAAAGTTACACTGACGATGGTTATTAACGGCGTAAAGTATGCCACGGATACACTAATTAATTCTGATTCAGCGGTTGGTTCAAAAGTTGTACTGAATAAGATTGGATGATTTTGACTATACGCTACCATCTGTAATAGATGGTAGCGTCTTGAAAAAGGAGTAGTTTATGTATATTTATCCAAACACAACTATACGTTTATTACACACAGTTCCGCTTGAACCGACCTACGACCACACGATCTACTTTGACTCCGAAGCAAAGCAGGTCAGCTACTTTATCAGTAAACAGAAACGTACTTTCACAAGAAACACCTATCAGCGTCACACACGTAACACAATGAAAGTCGCTGTTCTGGCTGATGAAATCTACGATTGCAACTATCTGATGTTTCAGAACACAGCTTATGGAAACAAGTGGTTCTACGCGTTTATTACTTCAATCGAGTATGTGAACAATGTTACATCTATTGTGTCTTATCAGATTGACGTATTGCAGTCGTGGCTGTTTGACTTTACACTAGGACAGTGTTTTGTTGAGAGACAGCATAGTGAAAGTGATCGGTACTTTGAAAATCTAGTTCCAGAAAATCTTGATTTAGGTGATTACACAGTAGAGAAAAAAACAGTGGTTGACTTAAACACTATGTCAATCGGTCTTTACTACTCACAGAGAGCAGATGGCACTACGGCTGATGCAAAAACGCGTGGTAAAATATTTTGTGGACTCGGACTTGAGTCTGGAATCCGTGCTTTAGATTCTGCATCCGTAACAACGGAAATTAAGAATTGGATAGACAATGGAAAAGAAGATTCCATCATATCAGCGTTCCAATACCCATCGTTTCTTGACGAAGATGGAGAATCTCAAGACAACTCGGGTGGTTTGCACGAAAAAACTGTTCCTGTTTACAACAATATCACGCAAATAGATGGATATGATGTGAAGAATCGAAAGCTTTTTTCTTATCCATTCTGCAAACTTGTCCTATCAAACAATGCTGGAAGTCGCGCAGAATACAGGTGGGAACAGTTCAAATACTCTGATGATTCTCAGTCGCTTGTAAATTTTACACTGGCTGGTGCTATTGTTACAACACCAACCGTCATCCTTTATCCAAACAATTATATGGGTATGGACAAAAACTATGACCGTGGTCTTGTCCTATCAAACTTTCCGACCATAGCGTGGTCTGGTGATGCATGGAAAGCATGGTGGGCGCAGAACAAAGGAAGTGTTACCTCTGCAATGATTGCAAGTGCAATGACAAACGTCGCTTCTGTAGGAACATCTGCTATGAATGGAAAATCAAACAGTGCCGCAACAACTGCTATTATGGGTGAGCAAAATATGTTCAATCAAGCTTACGCTATTATGGGTAAGAAACAGGATTTAGAAAACACACCACCACAAGTACATGGTCAGATTGAGTGCGATTCACTAAACGCTCAGATGGGTAAAGTCCAGTTTACTTTTGAGCATCAGTGTGTCCGCGCAACATTTGCTAAACTGATTGATGACTTCTTTACCATGTATGGGTATGCACAGAATGCTCTGATGACACCAAACTTGCATGCAAGACCGCACTGGACTTTTATCAAAACAGTTTCTTGTGTTCTCACTGGTTCATTACCATCTGATGATGCTAGGGATATTGTAAGCATCTTTAATAATGGTATTACATGGTGGATGAATGGTGATGAGATCGGTAATTATTCACTTGATAACAGACCAACAAACTAGGAGACTTGACTATGGGAAAAAGAAAAACAAATTTTGACGAGTCGATCTTAAGAAATACAGCTACATATGGGCAGTACCTACGCGTACTGTCTGAACTGGCTGTATCTATGTTTGAGTGGCGGAACGTACCAGAAAGCGTGGATGTTCGCTATCTTGAAATGCAGTTGTTTTTATCTGGTATAACTGTTTGGTTTAAAGATGAAGAACTGGAAAATAAGCCACAGTTATGTTTATCTTGTCTGCCAGCAGGTAATTTTGACGTATACGGCTACCCGACTAGAAGAAAAGCATACTCACGATACAATGGCTATAATAAAACTTTATCAAACTCTGACAGTGTTATTATCTATAACAACTTATTACGTACACCATCAGTAACAGACTGTATGATTTATGCAAAACGATTATACAATCTTGATCGTATTATTGACGTAAATGCAAATGCACAGAAAACGCCAGTTCTGGTACGTGCTACAGAAAAACAAAGACTTTCTTTGCTTAACGTGTACAAAGAGTTTGACGGAAATGCACCAGTAATTTTTGGAGACAATGACCTCGACCCATCTGCACTTAGATCTGTTACAACAAATGCACCATTCGTTGCTGATAAAATCTATGAACTGAAAACACAGTATTGGAACGAAGCATTAACAAGACTCGGTATCAGTAATATCAATACGCAGAAAAAAGAACGATTGATTACGGACGAAGTAACACGAAACCAGGGTGGAGTCGTAGCGTCTCGTTATTCCAGACTGGAAAGCAGACGTACTGCCGCAAATAAAATTAATCAGATGTTTGGCACAAACATCACGGTTGAATATCGACAGGACTACCAGATTCCAAAAGTGGAAGATGTGGATAACTACGGAGAGGGTGGTGAGACTGATGAGTAAATACACAACCGAAGTAAGATTCATATGCGAAAGAGAAGCTGGATATTCTGAAAGTCAGGGCGCGTCTAATGTAGATGCTATTCTTGAAAAAAGCTGGGACAAAATTTTTGGTGACTTTCCGATCTACGATGAGTCATATAGAAAAGTGCTATGTTGTAAAATTCTGAAACACTTTTATCTCCGTGAAATTGCGTCTGAAACGGCTGGTATATGGAAGATGTGGCTGACTGAACGTATGAACATGATTATGCCGTACTACAATCAGTTGTATAAAAGTGCAACACTTGAGTTCAATCCTCTGTATGATGTAGACTTGAACACTACGCACACACTAAAAGATGATGGAACTAACAACTCAACACTTCATGGTGAGGATATCAACACAAGAACGGACAATCTGAGTAGCTTACGCACAGATGACTTGAAGCACACAGATGAAAGTAATCAGTGGAACAAGTTTTCCGACACACCACAGGGAGCACTAACTGGTGTTGAAAGTGGCGAGTATCTGACAGACGCTAGAAATATCACCGATGAGGTTAATTCATCTGATACAGGTACTCAGAAAGTTGACAATACTGGTACACAGGTGAATGCTGGGACTAGTGACACTAATAGTAGTGGAGGATATAGTTCCTTGAAAGACTATACGGAACACATACAGGGTAAGCGTAGTGGTAGTTCTTACTCTAAGATGCTGATTGAGTATCGAGACTCAATGCTTAACATTGACCAGATGATTATGGATGAACTGAAAGACCTGTTCTTTATGTTATGGTAGAAAGGAGATAACATATGAGTATAAATAATACACCAAACTTAGGGGAATACACGGAACTCACACCGTTTCGTTATTGGTGTCAGAAAGTTTTACCTCTTGTGTATGATGACTCACTGAGTTATTATGAGTTACTTTGCAAGGTCGTGGACTATCTGAACAAAACAATGCATGATGTTGAAACTTTGCACGGTGATGTAGTTAGCCTGCACACAGCTTATGTAGAGTTACAGTCGTATGTCAACGATTATTTTGATAATCTGGACGTACAGAAAGAGATTAATAATAAGCTGGATAAGATGGCTAGTGATGGCTCACTGTCTACAATTATAGCACCGTATGTGCAGGTAGCGCCCGTTTTCGTTGATAGCGTCTCTGATATGACTGATACTAAGAAAATTTATGTATTGAAAAGTGACGGTCATCTATATTACTATGATGCAAGCTGGAAAGATTCTGGAATTGCTTATGGTATCAATGGTCTGTACCCTATCAATGTAGATTATGCTTCCTGGGTTGACACTATTAACGCAAAACAGCCTTTCGGTAGACGCTACTCTCAGTTCGTTAATAATGCGTACAACGAAGTAATTACTAACGGAAGTTTTGACGGTAAGCCTAAATTTGTGGAGAGTAATTCGTCTTTAAAAGATGCAACTAGCGGCGTTATAGGTTATGAACTGACTACGCACATCACTGACATCTCAAATTTCACTACTGAATACAGAGCACTTGTTTATACACCTGTTCCAGTTAATCTCACTGTGTATGCAATGGACAGTGGAGAGGTATTTTCAAATTCTTTTACTAGTGATATGAATGTTCTCACTCCCGGTGTTAATACAATTAACTTTGTGAGAAAAAAGGGTTCTCCATCTGCTGTTACTATTATCGCAATGGAGATACCATACAGTGAATCTCTTACACCAAGTGTTATTGACAAAATTAGCATTGCTTTGGTTAAAGGTACTACAGCTTCACGTAAATTAACTGTATTCTCAAAGAATATTGATTACAGTGGAATAATTGACACTATTAACGCAAAACAGCCTTTCGGTAGACGCTACTCTCAGTTCGTTAATAATGCGTACAACGAAGTAATTACTAACGGAAGTTTTGACGGTAAGCCTAAATTTGTGGAGAGTAATTCGTCTTTAAAAGATGCAACTAGCGGCGTTATAGGTTATGAACTGACTACGCACATCACTGACATCTCAAATTTCACTACTGAATACAGAGCACTTGTTTATACACCTGTTCCAGTTAATCTCACTGTGTATGCAATGGACAGTGGAGAGGTATTTTCAAATTCTTTTACTAGTGATATGAATGTTCTCACTCCCGGTGTTAATACAATTAACTTTGTGAGAAAAAAGGGTTCTCCATCTGCTGTTACTATTATCGCAATGGAGATACCATACAGTGAATCTCTTACACCAAGTGTTATTGACAAAATTAGCATTGCTTTGGTTAAAGGTACTACAGCTTCACCTAAGATTTATGTGAATTGTGCTTTTATTGGTGACAGTTTAACAGCGCAAAATTATATGCAATTCTTTAGCGGAAATAACTTTAAGACTTACACGTATGCAGTTGGTGGAGATGGTATATCTAAAATTTTTGCAAGAACAAATATTGACACACTTTATGCTAATAATACTGGAACTATATCAAACGGTACTGTTCTGGAACTTTCACAAAGCGGTATGTTCTTACAGGACTATGGTAATACTAATCCTGTATCTGTTAACAACCACACTTTTGATATTAAAAGAACAAAAAATACATACACTGTGGATAATTTAAGTGAACCTTTTAATTACTTCGGCGAACCTTTCATTTGTAACATTGCAAACACAGATTTTTCATTTTATGTTATCTGGTGCGGAACTAACAATTTAGATGGTAACACAGATGACATTTTTAACGGATGGAAAAAAGCTAAAAAAGTGTATCCTAATTGCATTCTTATCGGATTAACATGGGACTCTTTCGATGGTGCGCTAGATAAAATTCACACATTAGATACTCTTGCCTTGAAAGAGTTCGGAAGTAGATACATTAGTTTACATGATTCCATTGTAAAATACGGTTTGTCTTACAACAGCATAACCCCAACATCAAACGATACTGCTAACATTAATGCAGGAAAAATCCCTCCATCATTACTTAGTGATAGCGTTCATTTCAATGAAAAAGGACAGAAATATGTGGCTCACTTAGTACAGGAACGTCTCAAAATGTTTGGCATTGATTGATGATAATCTGTCACCAATACTTGTTGTGTTGGTGACAGATTTAATATATAACGGATGTGCCTTTTGTAGTGCAACTGGTAAGGGGGGTCTATTTTTTAC